TTAGTGCTCATACAAACCCTCCGCTTCTATACAACGGGGACCACCTAAACAGAATTTTATCCACGTAAGTACGACTTTCATCAAAAGCCCGCTTGCTTTTTACCAACTCATGCTGCACGGAGCACCACCACTGTTCAATGTTTTTACCCCTCCCCTGAGCAGACTTCCTTTCCTTCAACGTCCATCCTAATCCGGAGTTGTAACTCGAAAGAACAAATGCCCACCTATCGTTTTCGGTTATGGCATTTGGAAATTTTTCATATAACCATCTATCCATTTTTACTAAAGCCCGGATCGCCCACCTTACATCAAGAGGATTTGATTCACCAAGGTCGGCTGGGAATAACCTCGAAATCCAATCTGCCGTATCAGGCGTGAACTGGGCAAGTCCGGAAGCATAAGGACTCTTAGCCTCTGGATCCCAACCGCTCTCCTGATGAATCTGCGAATAAAAGACCGTTCCTTCACACTCCAACCCCCAATGATAATTGATCTCACCCCTTACAACCCTTTTGAGACGATAAGCAAGATCAGGGATTCGTGGATCTCGTACATCAGCTACAGGCTGTGACACTACCTTCGGTGCTTCCTCGGCTGGCCTAAACTCCGAGCAAGACACCCACAATAATAGCGGACATAACAAGACCGCGAAGCAAACAAGCGCCAATGAACTTGATCGCATCAGGCATCTCATTCAGTTTATCCTCCTCAAGCATTTTCGACAGACTCATGTACGGATACAGGGATTTCACCACAATATGCCCTACGATCGCACCTATGACACCGAGCATCATCTTGTACAGTGCAAGCCTTATCGTCGTATTCGGTGCCGCAACGAATTGAAACAGAATAAGAAGCACCAACACAACTAAGACCAACCACTTCACGGTAAGGATTGCTCTTATCGTTGCATACTTTTTTAAATTCATTCCGCTGCCTCCGTTTCCATATCACTCGCTTCCTTGCACATCTTCATCAGATCATCCTTTTCAGTCTTCGAGAACTCATCGGAACCCTGAATCATTTTCGAAATGTCATCCAATATTGCCATAACCCACCTCCTTATCTACCGGGCTGCCTTTCAGCAACCTTGGCAGCAACCAACGAAGCAACGGCGACCCTACTGGTACTGGCTTTCATCGCACCAGCAACCTGACTCGCCCTCTGTTGCAAACTGATTGCAATATGCAGACCAGCACGCTGCTCCTTCCCAAACAATCCTTTGGATTTATTGAGTGCTGCCCTTCTCATCCCTTCAAGGGCACCAACTTTCTTGTTCGCACTAAGAGCAGCGGCACTCATGCCTGCTTGCTTGGCTTTAGGAACGTACCGCTCCTTATATTGAGTAACACCATGCTGAAGGACAGCGGCTTTTTGGCTGCCTCCAAGTTTCTTATAATCTGAAACCTTTAGGGCACCACCGGCACCAAAAAACTTACCGGCACTCAACTTACCAGCACCGCCCGCACCCCCACCAACGGCAGCAACAGCAGCACCACCAGCACCCTTCCCTTTTCCGCCACCACCCAAGCTACCACCAAGATGTCCAGGTCGCCCCTTATGGCCCCAGTTGCCCGACCCACCACCACCCTCAGCAAATAAACTTTCAAGCACTGCGGTAGCAATATCAGAGACAACGCCTTCTTTCTTTTCTTTAGGCCACTCCATATCGAGCGCCTTATACCCTTTCTTTATGGCAATTTTAATCTTAGCCTTCACATCATCACCAAGCGTTGTCTGATCAAGTCTCTGCAAGGCATTGATCACATGCGCCTGGTCATAATTTCCATCCTTGCCCTTCAACGGAAAATGCCTGAGCGACCTCGGCACGGTTTTTCCTTGCTCATCTTTCTTTCCGCCAGGCTCAATATAAGCAAAGGCGGAATCGGGAAGGTCATTGATCGACGCAACTGTCCACTTCGCCTCAAATAGTTGATTCATCAACCCCTCGGCCATCTCCTTCACAACAAACTTCGTTACCTTCTCAACTTCAGTTGGAACCCCAAGCGTAACAACACCCTTCTCCATCTTATATGGCACTTTGAAAAATTTTGTAGGCAAAGGACTGCCACCGAAATCTGCTTCAACAAAAACATAATCCTTAAATGTCCACTGGATAAACGGAAACTTCCCGAACTTCCCATCCTTCTTCAACTCAGCCTGTATAAGGTCCTTTAACTGCTCATAACTACCTGTCGCTTTATTATTTGTGAGATTACTTGCCTTCGCAGCCTCTATACCCTGCTCTGCTATTCCGACCTTTTTTTTCTTCTTCTTCTTTGGTATCACAAAACTCCAAGGTTTTACGTTTGGGGCAACATTTGCCATAGTCGAAACTTCACCGAACGGAACACCAATTGGACCTTTTCCTTTCCCACGAGCAAGCCCCCTACCCTTACTCCTGATCTTTAGCCCTGGCGTCTTGCATAACTCATTAAGAACGTCCCTTGCTATTTGACTCATCTCCTTCTTTTCTTCAGGTTTCGCAGGCTCAAAAAGAATTGTCTTCACCTTATGCTTCTTCAACCACTTCTTCGCCTGGTCAACCGTAAACTTATCCTTATCGAACCGATACGACTGCCCAACCATCGATCCACCAGGCCCATCAGTCTTATACTTTCCAGTAACAAGCGTGATTCCTGGCTTTATATCAATCGTCGCCCAGGGCTTTTCAAGAAATAGACCAGGGTCTTTGATACGCGCGCTATGGAAGTTTGGCATTGGCATTCTTATCACCTCCTAAGTTAAAAATCTTCTTAACTTTAGTCGGGTCAACCCAAAGTTCAAACTTAACCGGACCAACTATCCCTTTATAAATCGACAGGGTAATATTCCCCTGCAACCCCTTCGTCACTGCACCCCTGATTGCGCTTAACGTCTCGCTCAGAAGTAGCTCCTTCTCCTCCGGTGTCTTCTCTTCATGCTTATTAGGATTGGACTTATTCACGTCATCACCCCTTAACGATAAAGTTTACTGACAACCTTTCTGCCCACAAGGATATTGAACAACCTTTTCGCTATCTTGAACGGACTCCCAGAAGCAACAACTTCGATATTTCGAGCGGTTCTTGCAGCCCTCCAAAGCTTACCACTCACTTTCGGAACCCGAATTCTACCAGCTTCGCTCCTCGCAAGCGCCTTTATAATTGAACCTGCTTTTGTCGGCAGACTCCCCCCTCTTCTCCCTGACCTACCTTTGTGGCCCCAGTTACCAGACCCAGGGCCACCTTCGAGAATCTCTTTTACAATACCAATGACAACGGGCCTAAGTTTCTTTAACCTTTCGAGGTCCTCTATCGGTATACTGAAAATCCCGCCTCCTGGTTCAATTGACTTATATTTACTTTCCTGCAAAATCATGAGCCCCCTCTTTCGAGAACGAAAACAAAACAGCACCCTCTTTTTTCATACCAATCTTCTGGTAAAAACCAATCGCCTTCGCATCAGCACCAACCAAAATTCCATATTCCTTTTCTGAAGCGATACGACAAATCTCTTTCATCATTTTCACTCCAAACCCCTTCCTTTTAGTCGCCAATCTATCAATCTCAATGGTCTTTTTTCTATCTCTTACAAATAAAGAAGCAATACCAACTGTCTCATCACCTTCTTTCATCACAACACCAACGTAATTGGGATTACCCTGTACTCTATAATAAGCAGCCTGAGCATAGGGACTTCTGTCACCATCCCATGACGCAAGATCTGAAACATTTATCTTGGAGAAATCACTGCTTACAGAAACCTCACCAACACCGCTGCCAGGTAAGCTACCACCTACCCTGCCCGGTCTTCCTTCGTGCCCCCACGCACCTGAGCCAGCACCACCCTCAAAAAGCAACCCCTTCATCATCTCATCAGCAATTACTTCGGAAATTTTCTGCTTCTGAACCTGCACACCAGGGACATAGTAAAGTTTATGCTTCTCCATATAGTCGATCATCGCCTGGTTAATATCTCTTCTTGTCTGAATATATCCCTTCTTAATATCACCCTTCGTCGCCTGAATCAGACCACGCACTCTCTCAATCTCGGCGTACATCGTATTTAATCTATCTCTTTCCTTATCAGACGGGAGACGATACCCTTCAGGAGCAACTACAGGCTTCGGGCCTTTGATAATGAACATCTCAGGTGCAGGTTTCTGCTCCACATACCTAAACCGAAGTTCACACATGCACGAACTTAAGCACCTTGAGCTCCCGTCGCGCGGAACCGCGGGCAAGGTCTTACGAGTATAGGGACTCCCAGCAGCAAACCTAATGCAATCCGCGCAATGGCGACTTTCACGAAGTATCCAATCGATCTCCACAAAATCAGGGGACCCATCAACCTTACCGTGATTAAAAACACCATCCAAGGTTTCCGTATACATTTCGAGCCGATCCTCAAGCCCCATGACAAGCTCGTTATTCTTAATGTCATCAACGAACTTACCGAGATAACCAAACTCCTCAGCCTCAGCGCCTTTCAACCACGACTTGTCTTCTTCCCAAATTCCAAAGGGATTACCTACAGACCTTACACCAAACTCGTAAGCTTTTTGCCAACCATCCTTTATCTCGGAACGCCACATCGATTCAAGAACGTCCTCTGCAATCTCACCTTTCTGATATGCTCCAAGGATCCCAAATAGGGCATCCTTAAACTCTTCCTTCAAGGTCCCATAATCAGACACAGCCTTCGCAATCATCTTCTTGTCAAGATTCGCCTTCAGGCTACCAATCAACCTGACAAGCGTAGACATCAGGGTAGATTTTTCTGAAGCGAACACCCTGCGACCACCATAGGATTTACCTTCAGTTAATAAGTTGCAATCGGTTTGCAAGTTCATATTACCTGTTTAGCTCTAAATCAACCAGATCCCTTAGCGTCTCTACCAGATTCATCATCTGAAGCGTTGCTATATGAAGACCATCGGATCGATCATCATCTTTTTGAGCCACCATAGCCGACGGCGAAAGTCCGCCAACGGCAGGGCCAACAATTCCTGACAACCCAGCAGCTCTCAAAGACGGCGCACTAACTTTTTTAGGGGATGGTGTGATAAAGGAGGCTTTCTTTTCTTTCTCTAAGGCGGCAATTTCTTCATCGGAAAGCCCAATATAGTTCTTCAGGATATACTCATCGGTCAGGATACCAATATCAATTTTATAAATCTTCGCTACTTCAGCCTTCAATTTCTCCATGGTCCACTTACGCATCTCATCAACCATGGAGATTGGAGCAAACCTAATTACATACAAGCCCTTTGACGGCAGCACGCCTTGAAGCATCAACTGATGATCATAAATCTGCTTTAACCCCCTTCTTAAGCCCTTTCTAATCCTACCTACCGTCCTGGCAAATTGAATGTCCTCCTCAACGATCGTTGCCTTTGCCTTCACGTCCTTCTCGAGCCCAACAAAAGCCTTCGGGACCTTCAACCCTGCAAACAACTTTGTCTGAAAATACTCCACATCCCGTATATTTCCAAGGTTAGTTGCCCCCTGTAAAACAGAGACATCAGCCTTTGAATCCTTCGTCACCCCTAGAAAGAAGTCTTCCTCCGCGCTTAAAGGATTCTGCGTAGTTTCAAGCTGACCAGTCAAAGGATTTATAAGCCTCTTTTTCTTAAATTCACTCTTAACTCCCTTGACATACGCCTCCCTTTCCTCCTTATCCATTCCCTCAACATCGACCAAAATCTTATATCTCAAATGGGATCTGGTGAGACGACCGATCACCAACCCATCTTCCATTAATTGTAACTGCTTGTAAACTCGGCGGATCGACTTCATCACGCTCTCGCCATACATCTTCTTCATGCCCCCATTTTTCCAATGAACGATCTGCCAGGGTTCAAACTCAGCGATATTCCCACCACCACCAGTCTCATCCTTCTGTATGTACGGCTTATCTTTTAGCCTTCCAAACTCATCAATATTCTTGAACATCTGCTTTGCTTGAAGGTTCTTTAGCTTAGTGATAAGATTGTTACTATCCACAACCACTTCATCAAATTCATCACCGTACTTGGACATCCCACGCGCCGTATCCCACAAGGTCTCTTGAATCCCTGTTCTATCCGTCACTCCTTCGAGAATATTCCTAACCTTGGGATTGTCACTCTTTACTTCTATCGCATCACCAGCATCCCCTTTCTCCTTCGTTGCATTATCGGCATAGAGGTCAAGGCAATTGTGGACAAAAACCCCTTCGCAGGCAAAATTATGATAACCTGGCACCGAAAGATCATAGACATCCTCTTTTCCGACGTACTCTATCTTTAGAACACAATGATTCAACGCCATCCTGTGAGCGCTGAACATTTCAACCCTTCTCCTTTTAGCCGTGGAGTAGCTGACATTAAAATATCGTGCTGCATCAGCAACGGTCCCACCATTACTCAATATCTCCGCCATCCGAGACTTATCCAGAAAGATTTTTCTTCTTTGATTCGCCTCGGCTAAAGCCATCCGCCACTCTTCTGTTTTTTTTACCCCAGCCCTCTGATCAGATAATAATTTTCTGACCTCATTGCTCAACCTATTCCCTTTAGCAAAAGAATTCCCACGCATTCTTGCTGATTGAATAAGCCTCTCTTCTTGTGTCCAAACATGTGTTGGAACTTTTCCCCCATACTTCTTCCTTATCCTTTTGAAATGAATATCGCCATGTTCATTCTTAGATATAACCTCAATGTTATCGGGGTGGTCATTCAGTTTATTGAAATCTGTATGATGAACCGCGGCTTGTCTATTTGGGTATGAACCGTACTTGTAAAGGGCCGACAACCGGTACACAAACTCCCACCTTTTCTTGGTATTATAATCCTCATCGGGTTGGAAAACCTGTTTATACCCAGATCTACCAATCCTCATATAAAAAGGCATTAGTGAATCATACGGTTTCAGTTCGTCAACTCTTTTATAAGACCCATCTCTCATCATAAATGGGTGATCCCTAGTCACCCTTATAATGCGGCCATCATCAAGGCCCACGTCAAAAACATCCTTTTTTTCTCCGGTCTTAACGGCACCCCTATTGGTCTTTGCGAGGCAGATCTTTTTCGAGCAATGGTCGTAGGCAAAAACGATCACATCATCTTTGGAGCATAGGTCTTTGATACGGACAGGTCCATCAATTGTCTGAATAAGCGTATTCCCGGCCAGGCAAGTTGAGAGCTCCGGGTAGTCATCATCCATAACTTCATAATCACCATACTTTGCCTTTCTCGTCCTCTCGATCTTAACCTGCTGATAATAAAAGCCGATAAGCCCTGCATCCAGACTTGTCTCAGATGTTTCTTCTCTTTTCTTTGGCACAGTCTCAGTCTTCGAAAATATACCGCTTATCTTACCAATCAAGGGCAGGTTTATTTTAATTTCCATACTTCACCTCAGAAAAAAAATAGGCGCCCCCGTGCTTTCCAACACCAGAAGCGCCTATACGAAGAGACGGAGATGGGAGGGATCTACAATCTCATACAATATGAATTAAAAAAACAGAAAAGACAACCGTTGTCAATGCATAGCTGAACCACCCATCACACCTATAGATTTTATCTACGCATTTATAATTATTGTTTAACCTTTTTAACCTTTTTCCCACTCCATAGACGGGAAACCAATACCATCTCAACCGTCATAAAATTTTTCTTGCATCTCGAACATCTTCTCCCTCTCTTCACGTTACCAGTCTCTAAGGTCCGAGTCCATCTAACCGGTTTAGGCGAGGAAATATTATTACAGTATGGACAAATCACGCCTCAGCCCTCTTTTCTTGTATCCCCCAAAAGCCATCTCAACTCATCCTGTCTACGCTTCACTTCATCATCAACTGGAGATTCAACAACTCCAAGGGAAGGCGCCATCGGTTCGGCCAATACCCGCGTCTCGCAGTTATAGACGACGCCAGCAACACCATCGGCAACATCTTTTGATCCGCCGGGCCTATGATCGATTTTTCCTTTCTTCTTGTTTCGCTCAAGCCCCCTCAGCTCCCTAACGAGCGTATCGTGCATATATCCCCTAACCCTGGATTCGTACAGAGCCATCTTAAGCCTATTATATGGTTCTGGACTCGTATCAACACTAAGCTCATCTGCCTGGTACCCCTTCTCTTCAAGTAACTGCTGTGTATCCTTCGATTGGTAAGAATCTATTGTCACCAACCCTATCCTAAATCCTATTTGCTTCAAGTCATAAATGAGCTGCCTCACATCGTTCAGGATTATCTCTCCATTAGGCGGGGGGACAATCCTCAAGATCAGGTCCAACCAGATCACCGCCACAACATCCCTAAATGGCTCCCTCACTAGTTTCTTAATACCTGTTATCGGGTCTATTAACTGAATAACCCGAATCCTTTGCCTCTCCTCAAAATTACTAATATGTCCCATGCAAAAACCGGCAGCATCACCGCTAATCCCAGGATCGATATGGATGAATCTTTTCTTCTTCGGATTGACCTTCGGTTTCCAACCGCTCTTCGTAACGATACCATTTTCATCCTTCTCCTCAAACCACTCACACAGCACATCCTTCAGTAGATAGCCACCATCGCGAAGCGTCGTCTCATACAGACTATATCCGTGGCGTCGCTCAGGATCACACATCTCAAGAATTTTATCCCTTCTCTTAATAAAAGGCTCAATTGCAGCAGTCGCGCGGCCAGCAAGATCCCGAATCGATCCCTCCATATCAATCTCAAAGTCATGGTGATATTCAATCGGAACATCAATCGACTCTTCCTCTTCGGTCCCCTTATCATTCTCATCGGAAATCCTACCCATACCGGACTCGCGATTAAAATATATCCGGAACTTCGGACCAAGAAACCTATCCTGTGGCAACGTATCCCAAACGGCGTAATTGCGAACCAGCGCATGTGGGTTATTCGCGTACAACCCGGACTTGCGCTCAATAAAATCATCAGGATACTGGGCGCTACTCAAAGCAACAAGCTTCCCGGGTAAAAGTCCTCTTCTCATAAAGCGGGTCTCCATACGTCGATACAGTGCAGCGAAGACGATCTCAGCCTGATCATAGATCCGCTTCCCCTTGATCTTCGCCATCTTCGTGCCTTCTGTCAGTGTCATGAAGTTTGCTTCATCCATAACGGCAGAAAAAGTATTCATACCAAGCACCTGCGTCTGGGTCGCTGCGGCGACCAGGACATTATTCGGAAACCTCAACTCGGTAGCCAAATCTTCATATGGAAATGTCTTCCTAAAATATTCACTTCCTTTTATTATCCCCTTCAGCCCTTCAAACATTACTCTCTTTGCCTGTGTATGGGTGACAGACACGTTAGCGAAAAACATCTTATCGCTTTCCATCATTCCATACGCCTTCTGCGGAGATCTAAAGCAGGAAATCTCATATATAATTCTCGCCATGATAATCCTTGCGAAGGTCGATTTCCCCCATCCGACACTACCACCAAGAATGACAAGGAAAATCTGGCTCGACGGATCAAACACCTCAAGAAGACCATCAACAATTTTCGGAAAGATTTGGTCTATGATACCGAGATAATACGGGTCCCTAAGAAACGTTTCTATATCCACCGGCCTCTCAATGAAATCAGTATCAATCAACTTATACTCTGTCTCGCTGGCGCCAGTAGCAAACATCTCATCAAGACCCTTAAGAAAAATATCAAGCTGTGAGGGCGTTAGGTCTGCAAGGATTTTCTCAAACTCCTTCTCATCCATCCCCCCCACGCCATCGAGCAAATTCAGAGGATCAACCATCAGTTCTTCCCATCCATCAGAAGGAGTTTCCCGCCAGTCTCGGGACCAGGCTCAATGCCTTCTATCTCATAATCATACATATCAACAACGGTCATGTTCGGAAGCCTGACCCTAACTGTACCAGCCACCAAATATTGCTGCTCAGCAAACCCCTTGCCAAGACCAAGATTGATCCTCTTGCTCTTCGGCCCAACTTCAAGAACAAGCATATCCTGTCCCGTCAACTTATGCCTTACCTTCTCACCAGCTTTAAGCTTCATCGTTATTCTCCTTTCCATTTAGAAAAATTCGATACTCAACCTGTGTTGTTCCACAGCATAACCACGCCAGGCCCCCAACTGCTTTATATTCTCCTCACGAATAAAAACATCACCTGGAATACAGCCCCGATACACAAACGTTGGGAACTGCCCAACCATCAGGACATAAAAATCACACACCTCCTTTGTTTCAATGTTCGCCGTCAAGTGCCCCCTCTCCTGGTGGGTATGCTTCACATCAATCGTCACATCCTCAGTTCTCCCCGGATAACGAAGTGTCATCACATGATCATAGGCACGATACTGTCTTCCAAAATCCATGTAGATATTAAACAACTTTGCAAAGGCAAGTTCAGCGCCGACGAAATTTAACTGCTTCTCCATATCCTTATCGGTCTTCAATCCCCTTGCATCTCCGAGACGAAGTCTCTGCTTCACCACCATCTTAACAAGCTCCATCTCGAAGCTATTCAACGTGATCTCATACTCCTCTTCGGAAAGCCTGCCATGATTTACGCTATTGCGTATTTTATCGTCAAAACTATACCCTTCCGTAATCATCTTCGACCCTCACAATATCTTCCTCTGAACAATCGCCAATCTGAACTTCAATGAACCTCAACACAGATTCACCAATATTAGCGATTCGATGACTCACACCCCGTGATATCACAAGCGTCCCTCCTTGATTGAGATTAAAATCGCTAACACCAAGCATCACGAGTGCGGACCCCTCAACAATAACCCAATACTCGTTTCGGTCCCTATGAAATTGAAGACTCAGTCTTTTCCCAGGATCAACCGAAACAAACTTCGCCAGATACCCCTCACCTTTCCACAAAACCGAAAAGTAACCCCATGGCTTTGATTCCATACCACCTCCTTTCAAATCCTGGCCCGGGCCTCATACCCCATACTAAACTGCCATTCAGACGGGTCTTGAGTTGACCTCCCAAGACCCAATCCCCTCTTTTATCGAGCATAAGACCCTCAAAGGCCGGGCCAGGCGCGGCCCTACATAACCAATCTCACCGCTTTCCTCACCACATCACGACTCAGAACCATCACGGCACCTTTCACCAATGCACGTTGAACCATAACCCTCTTCAGATCGTAATGCGGAATCCTCCGGTCATGAAACCAGGTACGCTTCGCCCCAATTCTCTCCGCAAACCAATGCAGTTCCTGAATACTATAATCACTGACGAGATGTCCATGCTTATCCATTAGGATCATTTCTTCACTATCCCCCACCCTTCCCTGTTGCAACGGATTGCAACTCAGCATCTTTGCCTTGTGCAACCAGAGGCTAACCTTTCGAACCCACCAGACAGCATTTCTTAAATTTCTTACCGCTCCCACATGGGCATGGTTCATTTCGACCTACCTTCGGTGGCCTACGTGCCATCTGAATGGGCGTGGGATTAACCTTCATAGGTTTAAAAAAACCTAACTCTCCAGTACGTCTCGACTTCTTCTTTATCTCTTCGAATTGCTTACTATCGTAAATCTCACCAGTTCTTGTGTCCATAATCACCTCCTATTTCCGTGGTATAGTTTGTATTTATAAACATTGCTATCTCCCGCTGAACCGCAAATTTTTCATCATTTTCATTATTTATCGCCACGTTTAGACCTAATCCCTAACGGCTTAAAATTCCTACACCGCCGGTCCCCGCCCAAATTCTCGGGGTATCCGTTCCGCATCATGCAATTGTAGCAGTTGTCCGGCTTCAGCACCGACATCCTGCTAAACCTTGAACAGTTCATTCTAACCTTGCCCCTGTCCATCTCCACTACCTTACTTTCATTTACATCACGCATCGACACGGCACCAACCTCCCTGTCTTTATATCTGTCCCTTCATACCCCCTACCGAGACACCATTTACACCCCTTTTTCGGATGACGCTTTACACGAACCCAATTCCCAGACTCTACTGCTTTTACTATTTCGTCCTCTGTATCAAATTCCCTAAACTCCCCAGTATTCACATTCATTCTACCACCCCTTTCTATGATCACCTGAATACCCCCCTTTCATAACTGACCGTGCCTTGACGCTTACCTACGTCCAGACACTTCTAAATTTTGCCCGGGGATTTTTGTGGAGCAGATTCGATCCCACGCCCAATCTCCCATAGGGAAGTTACTAAAATCAATCCCTACCTGCTCTACCTACACCCAGCTTACAACGACCAACCCTACATAATCACTTAAGCCATTGGGAAGACTTATGAATTAATCCCTACAGCCTTCATACTTGCCACATACTCATTAAACTTTTCGTGACCTATAGGTTTATATTAGCTTTATATCCGTATGGCTAGCCACCCAACCATCCAGCCAGTCCCAACAATATCCTATAACTTACCCATCTGATTCATTACTTGTCTGTGTTTCGAGAACGGTAGCTCATCAACATCCCTACTCGTATGCCTTACTGTAGGCGACCGGTGGGGGGATCCAGCCTGAAAGTCTTGTAGCATTTCTTCGAGCTTTTCCAGTCTTTCCCTATGCTGCTCCACAGCTTCTTCAACTTTACTCAACCGCTCCCCAAACTTAATAAGCTTCTCAATCATAAGACGAGGGGCGTCGGGGGGAGCAGGTGCTGCCTCAGGCATTACGGGTTCTACATTAGGTTCTGCTTCGGGGATAACGGGATAACGTTCATTCGTCCCCTCCGTTATCCTTTCCGTTATCCTTTCCGTTATCCTTTCCTCGGTTATCCCTTCTTTTGTTATCCCTTCCGTTATCCCTGCGTTATCCTCCTCGTTATCCCCTTGCGTTATCCCTTTCTGCTTTTTCCTATACCGCCGCATTGCATCCTTAACTTTCTCCTTATCCTTATATGGCATTCCCCTTACCTCCTTTCTACTCCTTCCACGGCTTCTCACTTACCGTTTCATGCTCAGGATCAACTAACTTATCTACAACCACAGGCTCTACATTAATAACCTGCACGGCCGGCTCCTCCTCGTCCCCTACACCATTTTGTTCAGTTAATACAGCCTCTTCCACTACTTCTTGCGCCGCCTCCCCAACTACTTCAGCCATAGCCTGCTTCTCAGCAACCTTCTTTCGTACCATATCAAGCAGTCCCGCAACCTTCTGCCTTTGATCAAATGTCAGCACAGCAAACTTCCCTTGCAGTTCCAATGGCTTACGCTTCGCCAGTCCCAAATCCTGCTGCACTTCGAACATAAATTTCAGGATCTCCCGCGCTTCCCCTATATCCTGCGTTATCTTCGTAATCAGGTACTTCACCTTCTCTTCTAAGCTGCGCCCCATCCTTATTCTCGCCATCTGAATCGTCCACAATTCCCCAAGACTTTCAAGCACATCGATATACCCGCTTGTCTTCCCGGTCTCTTTATCTTTGCTCCTCAACTCTTCAACTTTACTCTGCAACTCTGCCAGCCTAACCTGCCCCTCAGTTTTCCTGAGATGTGCCCGAATCCTACTCAGCGTCCTCATCAGCGCTTCTTTTTTTCGCTCCCTTGCTTCTGGTTCGGACGTTTGTATCACGCGTGCAACTTCTTGTAGCGTTGCATCGGACATCAGCATTCTCTTTACTTCCGGCCAGATCTTCCAGCGAGCTATATACGAGTCTATGACATTTTGTCCGTTTTTTAGCTCATCTGCTTCTTGCAACTACACTACACCCCCTTTCCTGGCTCACTTTTTAATACTCTTCTATTAGCTACTATTAGCTTATAGCTGAATCTCTGTTTTTTCTCTCTGTTGGAAAAGACCCCACCATACCTGCTTGCACATAATTGCAACTATATCTTAACCCTGTCACTCCCCCCATCTTCACCTGCAATAAACCTTGTCATACCCTCTGACACCTCTTTGACGTCCCCTCCTCTTTTACATTTCGTTTCCCTTATTCCTCTACTTACTTCTCTTTCGTCTTTCAGGTCAGATCAGAACGGGAGACCATCATCCCGAACAATTTTCTCTTGTGTGATTTTGGTTGCTTCGCTAAACACCTTGGCTTCCCTTAAGTGGTGACAGCTTCCACGGAATGAGAATCCAACACAATCGCATTTACCTTGTTCAAGGTCCACATTATGCCACTTCCCGGGTTCCGATTTTGATAATACCTCGAATAGATTCTTCTTTTCGTTGAATCTTACCGTTTCTATCCCACTACCATTCCTCATATCCTTTTTTCTCCCCTTTAGTTGCAATCCGTTGCAACTCTTCAAATTCGGTTTCGGTAAATATCTCATATCTTGGCGATAACCCCCTTTTCTCCACCCCGTGTTCTATGGCACGCTTTATTTCTTCCCGAGATCTCCCACTCACCCTCTCTTTTCCACACTCGATCGCTTCATTCCGATCCATTCCAAACCCAAACATATACCCCGTCTTCCCCTCCGATACTATCCAATCATCATCTCCAGGAAGACCTTTATGAATGAAAAAGTCGAACTCCAGCCCATTAATAGTAATAGGCTCCCCATCAACTTCAACAAACATCCCCTTACTCCTGTTAAATATAAAATACTTCTCGGTCACTTTTCTTACCTTTATGTCTTCACCTACCTTTCCGTGTTGCAATCAATTGCAACTATCTGGTGCATAGCCTCTCCTTTCCCTTTTTAATATTTGGAATAAAATCTTTTTAGTCGGGCATCATAGTCATCTCG